TCCGATATCCTGACCGCGGCGGGAAGTGGCGGCGGATACGTCCTGCCCGCGCACCGTAACACGCTGTCCGGCCTCCGCGCGCTGATCCGCAAGGTACTTGTCGGCACCGACGCCGATCGCTGTCACCGCACGTAGGTTATCATCCGAAGGGTCGAACGCGTCGAGCTCGTCAGGCGACCACCCCGCGCTTTTCAGCAGCGGGTACTGGTTGTCGAGAAACGCTCGACGCTCTTCCGGCTTCAGGTCCATTGCCGCCATCGCGACGGCTGCACCCACGCCGGTTTTCTGAGCGAAGACGTTCCGGTCCTCCTCCCCAAGCGCGCCCATGTGCTTCGTCAGGTTCGCCGCCAGATCGGGATCAAACTCCGCAACGTCCGCAATCGACACGGTAGGCGCGCGTTGCGGACGAGGACGGCGACCCGTTACAAGCACCTCCTCGCCCATCTCGGCATCCGACGACAGGGCATCAGCCGCGGGCATTGCCACTGCCGCCGCCGCAGGCGCTACAGCTTCAGCCGACAACGCGGGCGCTACGTCGGTAGGTGCCGGGCCGCCGGGCACGACCTGTTCAGGCCGTCGCTCCCGCAGATACTGCGAATATGCCGACCTTCCCTTTGCGGCAAGGCGAGTGGCCTCCTGTTCGCGCTCGTTCTTCGCAAGGACCGAGAAGCTTTGGGGATCCAGCGCCGCCAAGGGTGCGAGGGCGTTCATGGACGGAGCGGCGGCGTACTGCGCCAGCACGTTTTCGGTCGCATTCGTCTTGGCCCGCGCTCGGCCGGCATCGAACGCCTTGCCGAACGCGTCACCCGCCGCCTGCCCTTGACCAAGGATGCTCCAGTCAATCTGGATCATGCCTGCTTCTCCAGTTCGCCGATGCGCGCCTTGATAGCGGCTACGTTGTCGGTCAGCCCGGTCCGGCCCTCACGCGCAACCAGCTTGTCGCGAAGAGCCGCAAGTTCCTGCGCCTTATCCACCGAACGGGTTCCGAGTCAGTCCACCGCCGCCGAGCGGGAAAGTGCCGCCGCCATAGCCAGGAATGCCAAACGGGATTGTCGTCATCCCCCCCATGGAAGGCAGCATATTCGGAGCTGCTCCGGCCATGGGCTGCCTGTAGGACGACTGCCCAAACTCCCTGCCCGCCGCTCCCGCGATGCCCGCCAGCGCGTTCTGTTGCGCCTGGGCACCATAGAGCGCGGCATTGGCTTGCGCCGATGCTTGTGACTGGTTGGCCTGAGCGGATTGGTTGCCGAACGCTACACCCGCGCCGGTCGCAGCGCCTAAGGCGTTCTGACCCGCCGCCTGCTGCCCACCGAGCGCGTTCAGGTAGTTGCCGAACTCGCCGGATGCCTGCTGTTGCCCGTAGTTGAGCAACGCTTTCTGTGCCGCGCCGCTCTCTAGTGCACCGCGGGCGGCGTAGCCGGTGTTGATCGCCCGCTGCCCCTCTTCCAACCGACCCTGATAGCCGGTCGACGCCTTGAAGCGGGCCAACGCGTCGTTCGCGCCCGTTGTGTCACCGCCTAGCCCGAGCAGAGCGTTGATCTGGGCCCCGGCCGCGTTGCCGCGGTCGACCCCGGGCTGGGCCATGCCCATGTTCGTGTTGTAGATCTGGAGCGCCTGAGCGCGATCGGCCGCCGCCGACTTCGCGGCGATCTTGGCGGCCTTCTTAGCCCCCTTGCCGCCCGTGATCTCGGAAAACAGGCTGGCCGCGGCTGAAATGCCCGCCGCTGCAACCAGAGGAGCAACCATTCGACTTCCTCATGACGAAGTGCTGCACTTCGCCGCTCAAATGATGGAAGCCGATCCCGGCAGGCTGAAATCCAATCGCTCTGTTGAACCAGAGCGCGTGCCTCAGAATAGTAGGCGTGGAGCCCCATAGCATGGCGGCAACGTGCTCCAGCATCCAGGCGCCCATAGCTCGTCCAGCACTCACCGCAGCTCGCCCGCGGACTTCAGGCAGGAACAGCGAATGCCCCTGCCAAACGCCGGGTGCCGACCACTCCCATATCGACGCGCACGCCTCGCCATCGGTCAGGATGACGTAATCGTCAGGGCGCTCGACACACTCGGTAAAGTCGAGCTCGCCAGTTCGGCCTAGATCGAAAAACGGCAGAACCTGAGGATGGTTTGCTATGCTGTTGATCAGCGCCGCGTCTGTCTCGCGCCGGATCACGGCTCAGGACCCTCCATGAGCCGCGGAGCGACATAACCAGGCGGGCGCGGGCCGTCGCCGCCTTCTGCGGTGCCTGTAGCCGGGATTGTGACCGCTCCGACCACGTGGCGGTCGCCCGATTGGATCGGCTGCGTGGTGGTGACCTGATAAGCGACCGCGCCACCCTCTCGGTCAGGATCATCATAGAAAACATAGTCGGTGTCGCCGCTGGCCGTGGCTGTAATTGTCGCTCCGGTCACCGGAGCGCTCGTGCCATCCCCGTACATGCGGGTGTGGGGAGCAATCGTGATGTCAGTCACCGTGGCGGTGAGGACGCTGCTCGGGTCGATCGTGCTGGATTGTAGGGCGGTTTCCCGACCCTGCGCCGCAACGGCCTCCTGCGCCGTAGCCGCCGCGTCCTGAGCGATAACGATTGCCGCCTGAGCCTGTTGCAACGCCTGCTCCAGCTCTTCGGTTATACCAAGGATGCTCGCGATGGTGTTGATTGTGCGTTCTATCTGCTCCGCGAACGACTGCCAGTATCGCTGAAACGGAAGCGACGGCCTCCCGTCTCTGTCCGTGATCGGCGTGCTGTTCTGAAGACGGGGAAGACGAACGCTCACCGCGACCGCCCACCCTGCGTTTCGTTTGCCCGCACCGCTGATATGCGTAGCCGCACCGGGTCCGTGCACCGAAACTCGAAAAGCCCGCCAGGGGCCTCGAATGACCCGAACCGCCGCCAGACGGCCCGGGCGCGGTACTGACCCTGCCGCCCTAAGCCGGACGCGCGCCAAGGTCCCCAAGTTCGGCCACCGTCGCGCGACGTGCGCAATTCCACGATCGGATCAGAGCCTGCGCCCGCAAGAACCGGGGTAGAGCCGAAATCCGCGTCTAGATGCACAACATCAAGCGTGAAGCTGCCGTCGCTGACCGGCTGGAATGCCGTTAAAAGACGAGAAAGCGGAGAACCCGCGTCAGTGTAGTTCGCAGCATCAGCACGCCAGATTGCGCCCGTGACGTCGTCCCCAAGCACCGCGCGCCCACCGACTGACGCGACGCAGCGAACGCGCCAGTTCTGCCGTCCATAACTGGCGAACTCGCACCATTCCCCGGTCGCCACGTCAAAAGCCAGCGTCTCGCTATCCAGGCGGACACAGAAGAACTTGTGCCCTTCATGCTCCCATGCGAAAGCGGCGACGCTCTCCGAAGCGGCGATACGCTCCTCAACGCCAGGGTCGGACATGCCCTCAGGCGCTGCGCCCGCCCGGTAAACCCGGCCATCATCACCGATCCAGAACAGCGTGTTGTCGAGCTCGACCGCGCATCCTGTTGCGATGACGCCGCGTTGGTAGTTGCGTCCCTCGACGCGGGAGAAGGGCAAGTTCGCATCACCGGTCAGCGTCCAAGGCTCAATCGTTGACGCGCCAAGAAGCCACATCACGTCCCCGACCACGACAAGATCGCGGAGGGGATCGGGAGAGCTTTCCGCCGAAGCGTAGTCCAGCCCGTCCCAGGCCGATGCGTCCCGGAGAGCGGACCAGTAGAACCGCTGCGATCCAGAGCGAACCGCGACGAAATAGCCGCCTACATAGGCAACAGCCACCACGGAGGCGTCGTCAGGAAACAGCACTGGGTTGAACAAGGTGCCATCAGTGCGCGAGATGCCCGCGCCCGCGGTGACGATCAGCTCAGTAGCCGACGCGGCAAAGCTAGCAGCCCCATTGCCTGCGACCGGCCCCAACTCTCCATCACCGAACAGCGACGATCCGGATAGCGCGAAGAGCTGATCGTTCAGGGTGCCCGCTTGGGAGAAAAGCCCGCGGATCGGCCCCTGTCCCTTGGTGGCGAAAGCGGTGAGCCCGGGGCGCGGCAACAAGACGATCCCGTCCTGCGACGTGGCGGCCGCTTCCACGAACATGTTGACCAAACGGAGCTCGGGAAGGCCGGAGACAAGCCGGCGGTAGGTGCCCTTCCCGAAGGCGAGCGAGGTCATTCCTCAGCGCCTAGCCAGTAGGATGCAGGGCGATCGAAATCGAGCATGTCGCGCTCAAGCTCGGCAGCCCGCGCCGCGACCATCTGAACGGTTGCGGGGTCCGTGCGAGCCTTGCCGAACATCGGCGCGAGGCGGACAGCCAAGTTGACCCACACCGCCTCTTGGAATGCCTGGGGCACGTCCACGGGATCGGAGGGCT